CAAGCTTGTGCCCCATATCCTGCAGTATGGCGTGGGTGACCTCATGCCAAAACGTGTCGGTAACAGTTTCTTGTTTGAACCGCTTGTTGCTGTACCAACTACGTGTGCCAACAGTAATAAGTTTGTTGTCATACGACACGCCGCCCATTGCACCTTTAACTGGCCCACGGTCGCACACAACAACGTCATACTTCTTTTTACCAATTGTAATTCTCCTCGGTATTTTCATTTTGCATCTCCATAACGTTTAGCGGAGTCGATCTCAGCCTCAAGCGGAATGCCCGGCATATACTTCGGCTCCATTACCATCTGCGCTAAAACCCAAGTTTTAGCGTCCTCTGCTTCTGCCTCAGGTACGAGGCATACAACCTCGTCATGCACAGTCAATACGCACGGATACGTAGTTTGTATCCGCAGCATACCGTCAGTCATGACGCATCTAGCCACTGCCTGAACAATGTTTTCAGTCAGCTTCCCACCGTACAACTTCTTACCATCTGGCCCGTAGGCCCACTGCAGCCGACTTTTCTCGTCGGCATTTCCTTTTAACAAAGGATACTTCAAAGCCATACCGTTTGGCAAGATGATTTTTTCTTTTTCAAATTGCAGGCATTTGTGATGGTATGACCTACCTTCAAACAGGCTACGCTGAATAAGTTCTTGGCATAGCTGCCAGAACTGAACGACCGGCTGAGCGGCGTCTCGGTACTTGTCAATGATCTTCTTGGCAGACACAGCGTGTATCAGCAATTCGTTCTCAGCACACGTATGCGGTATCTCACTAAGACGTTTAGTGTTGTCGTCCCACTCCAAAAAGTTACCGATGTACTCAGCGTTGATGCCAAGCTGTTTAGCAAACGCTTTGTCGTAGCGAGTAGGCGGTGCACCCAGAAACCCAGTCAATAACTGTGCGGCAAAAGATGCCCAACCCATTCCGTAACCAGCGCCCAATAGCGCAGACTTAGCTGACTGCCTGAGGTCGGGGTGTGACTCTTTGCTCAAGCTCGGTATGCCAAACATCTGCGCACCAAACTGAGCGTAAGCATCCTGCCCTGAGCTAAAGATATTAAGCAGAGCATCGTAGTCAGCCAGCCACGCCAACACACGAGGCTCAATCTGCGACAAGTCACAAACAACTAGCGTGTAGCCATCAGGTGCCATGATCGACTTGCGAAGAAACGACCCTCGCTTTAAGTTCTGTAAGTTAAGACCAGAACCCTTACTTGCTGACCATCGACCGGTGTGTGCGCCATAATAGTTAAGTGGAACTGGGAGGCTTCCTCGACTAGCGATGTCAAGGAATCTCTGCGCCCGTGTACGCTCCAGCGTTGACTTAACGGCGAGTCTCGCTTCGCATAAGAGCGCCACATCTTCATTGTCGGAGTTGAGTAGTGCTTGGAAAAGAGCGTCATTCTTTGCGAGAGCAAGCGTTTTGCGGCCTGTAGTTTTGCTGACCTTGGTTGGTGGCTCGACACCCATTGACTGTAAGACATCAGCAAACTGCTGATTACTGGCAAGGGCTGTCTCCTCGATGCCAAGTTTGCTAAGTAGCGCATGGCGCTTTGTTCTTTCCTCTTCAATGGCCTCACTGAGCATCTCCTTATCAAGGTCTAACACGGGGTTCGTAAACATCTTCAACGTCATATCAATGAGTCGTAATTCTTTGGCGGGGTACCCCTGCACCAGTCGCTTAAACACTTCTTCGCACAGGAACGTATCGTGCGCACAGTAGTCGGCTAGTTCTTTTTCAATCTCTGGCGTTAGCTCAAGCAACCCATCAGTGCTATGAACCGCGTTGCCCTTGGGCGGTAGCCCATACTCATCAGCTAACTTAGCTAGACTGTTGCCAACTTCAACCCCACGCAAGGCACGACCCATGGACAGCGAGTCGAATATGAAGCACGGCTTGGCACCGTACACCCACACCAGTATCGACACATCGAACTGGGCATTATGCGCAAGCACCGCAGTCTCTGACCAGTCAATGCTGTTGACGTACGCCGGTAGGCTATCGTGTGTCACCCACTCGGTGTTATTAACGCCGTAGTCTTTGAAGCACGCACCGAACGCTTTGAACTCGTTGTTGCGAATGTACTGCTCAGTTGTAAGTTTCGACAGCGTGTAATGTTTGCGATCCCACCTAGTCTCAAAGTCAACGACTAGCATACGCGTGTAGGGCGGCTTTGACATATTCAAGGTTCTCCTCATTAACAACGATTGCTACACCGCCAGCTTTGCGAATCTTCTCAAGCTCACGATCTTGAAGGGCGGTTGTTTTGTTATTGCCTGCTTTACATTCAACAGCAAAAAAGCAGCCTTTATAACACCCAATGATGTCAGGCACACCAGCACGACCGAAGCCCCCCATGAGAGGGAAGAAGTGATAGGCGCCTAACTCATCGAGTACAGCTTTAACTCTGCGTTTTACTTTGGCTTCAGGTGTCACTAACTACCCCCTCAGCCCACACAAGTATGATGCTTGATGCTCTGACCGCCAGCTTGCTTAGTTCAGTTACTTCATCAAGTTCGCTTTGCGTTATTTTTGCGTTGGCGCATATCTCTTGTAGTCTTGCGCTTGCTCGCCTCAGGTTGACTACTGATTGTGCCGGGTCGTTCAGGTGTGTCTCTTTCATTTAGTACCTCCAATAGTTTTTCAAGATAATGTTTACCCTTACCAATCTCTTGCGGGGCTTCGTCTTTTGTACCCATGCGCATCACATACTTTAACCCACCACCTCGGTAGTATCCGATGCGTTGTTCAAGAGGCCACGTATCAATAACATCCCACGGCTCAATCGGCATACTCTTGTAGTGCTCACCACCCACTTGCTTGTCACGTGCTTTCATTTCACCTCCACAGGTTGCTTGTTGGCCCAGACTTCAAGGCAGACTTGCTCAAGCTCAAACGATACGGGGTTCGTTTTAAGGGCATCTTTTACACCACGTTTGTAGATGCTGATTAGTTCCTCGGCCCTTGTGATTTCTGTGTCTTGGGAAATGTACGGCTCACTCATCACACGTTGCCATGCAAGCACGGTCAGTATCCCAATGACAAAGCCCAGCAACCAATTGACGATCTGTCTCTCAGTCATGTGTTCACCTCCTTCACAACAACATCTTCAGCGGGCATCTCGACAGTCCACAGCGTAAAGCCACAGTTCTTACAAACTCTGCGTCGCTTAGTCCATCGAGGATTTTCTTCAATGACTCTCGTCTCTTTGATTTCAGTCTTTGCTTGACAGTTGTGGCACTTCATACATGTCTCCTTCCCATGCTGTTAAGTACTCAAGACCTTTCTCAGTAATCTCGATCCAAGTCTTGCGTTGGTCACGGTCGCTAGGGTGATTGCACTCTCGCACAAGCCCCTTGGCTTTAAGTAGTGACAGCTTCTTGTACGTAGTTGCTGGCGCAGAAATCTTATCTTTGTGGCACTCAGTAACAAGCGCCTCCGTGGGCGTTGGCCCACGGAAGTCACTCAAAACATCAAGCACACAATCGGCACCCATCTCCATACTGAACTCTCTTTGAAGCTGGTATACACGAATTGGTCGCATCATTATTCCTTAGAAATTAAACTTGTCAGCGATCTCTGCAACCTGCGTACGAATCTCAGTACGGGCACTCGCATGCTTGCGAAGATCATCAATAGCCACGCCGTTGAGAACAGAGCGTAACTGCCTACGTGCGTCTTCAATTAACGGGTCGTTGGTTAGATTCAACGACTCAAGAAGATCACATAGCTCTAGCCCACCGTCAATAAGCGAGTCGTAGATTTTACCCTTACGCTCTTTGCCATCAGGCCCAACCTCAACGTGAAGCTGCTTCATCAAGCGGTCAAGGTGCGTCTTGAGTCTGTCACGTGCGTCTTGCATCGCCGCCTCGACACGTTGATCAGCAAGTGCTGAGAGTTTGGCTTGAAGCTCGGCTTGCGCCTCGTTGCCTACGTCCACCCTGAAGTCACCAGCCGTGGGCACAGGCATGTAGTTAAGGTAGAACCCAAACTTACGAGCGATGGTATGT